GCAGACCTACCAGAAAAGCATTAGCATTAAGGAGATGGAGGTGCTGACATGACTTACGCTTTACCAGGAATGTTTAGAACAAGTATCACCTCTACTAGCTATTTAGGTGGCACAGATAGTCCTTTTACTCGTAATCGTGCTGTATTAGACATGGTTAAGGGTTGGGAAATAATGAAAGCTGTGACAGAGGGAACAGAATATCTTCGTGACAATAGTGAGGCATTTCTACCGTTAGAACCAAGAGAAGATTATGACGCTTATCTTGCGAGAGTTAATAGATCAGTATTCAGTCCTTTTACGCAAAGACTGATAAGAGCAGCTACAGGTTTAGTTCTTCGTAAACCAATAACGTTAATAGGTGATCCATACTGGACTGAAATGTTCAAAATGGACGTTGACGGCTGTAAGTCAGATTTAGATGAATATGCCAGAAGAGTATTAATGTGTTCATTAACTTATGGTCAAAGTCATATCCTTGTTGATTATCCTGCACCTTCTGGTGCGGTTAGCCTGGCAGAAGAACGTCAACAAAATCGTAGACCATATTGGATTGAGATAGATCCTACAAATATTTACGGTTGGAGATTAGATAGAGAATCTAATTATGGAAATCTTATACAGGTAAGAATTGCAGAAAAAGCTGTATTACCTGATGGCGATTTTGGTGAAAAGATATACGATCAAATGAGAGTTATAGAACCTGGGAGGTATCGTGTTTTTAGGAAAAAGGAAACAGTCGAAGACATGTACGAAGAGAATGACGGTGCTTATTCTGGGAATATGTCTAGTCCAGCAGGTGAAAAGGATTTTGAATTGTCCGAATCAGGCCAATTTTCTTTGGGCGAGATACCTTTGGTCACTGTTTACTCAGGTAAGGTTGACAACATGACAAGTAAACCACCATTACTTGATATTGCATATTTAAATCTTGCACATTTTCAAAGACAGGCAGATTTAATACATAGTTTGCATGTTGCATCTCAACCTATGCTTGT